ACACTCATCAATAACAATCAAATGGAATGACTTGGACTCAATTTTTGCACGAGGGTTAGCGGTCATCATTGTTATTGTTGATCCAGACTTCTTTAACTTTATCTGTCGAGTTACACCACCTACACGAACTGCAGAATCATCAATCTCAACATCGCCCATAATATCTACTGCTCGTTCTGAGGTTAAACGAGTGACAGCACGTCCAAACAAGGTCTCAGCCTGAGACTCTGTTGGTGCAAATAGTCCAACCCAAACTCCATCTTTAAACTTACCTAATAAATCAGGATACAACTTTGCAAGACGAGGAAGAAGAATCATCAGTGTGGCTACGGTATCGGCAACTGTTTCAGATTTACCCGACTGACGGGAGGCAAGGGCGGTAACTTCTTCGCCATCATTAATAATTACAGACTCCATAATGCGTCTAGCCAATGGCTTTTGATATGGGTGTAAATCATGTCCAACTAATACCTTTAAGAAGTCCATCATCTTATCTATTAAAGTATCTACAAACTTTTGAGACAGTTCATCTAATAAATCTTCTACTGGATCTTCTACAGGCTTTTCTTCAGTCTGATAGAACTCAGGTGTAATCTCTTCAAACTTTTCTTTATCGAATGACATAGTGTCCTTATTAAATAGCGAAACCCACCACTGAGGATGGGTTAACGCCTGACCTGTAAGAGAGTAAGACAGTTAATCATAACACAGCCTTGGAGCGTCGTTTTAACTCTTTAGCAATTGCATGGAAGGCTTCTGCTCCCATAAGAATTTCATCTAGATCTGCTTCACTCTGCTGTCTTTGCCAGATTGTGATATGTCTGCCAATCGTATACATCGACTGCTCCATCCATGAGATCAAATCGGGAGTAGAGATTGTCGATACTCGCTTCTCGATCCGAGTCTGGGGCTGGTGTCCATCCCGCTTCTTTCGTAAAATCATCGTAAGTAACTTCCCGCCTTCCTAATGCAGTACTTAATGCTTCCTCTTCATCCTTCATTCCGCTCCACGCTCCAAACACTAACGCTTTGTATCTAGGTAAGCGTACTATAAATGGGTTAGATGTGCGATACGGGGGTTCAATCTCCTGCGTCCAACCACGGACAATGAACTTAAAGCCCCATTTAAAAGGAAAGTTTGTTAATTGTACAAAGTGTTTGGGTCCGATTTTGTGAGCCTTTGGCATTATGTCCTTTTCTTAGACTGACGTCCTCCGTAGTGTAACTGAGCGGCACGAGTAAATTTGTAGAAAGATTTCCTTGCATTAGCAGATAGGGTAGAGACATCAGCAGCACCACGAGGTTTGTAATCTAAGAAGGTATAGATGTACTGACCTTTAGAGACTACGGATTTAAATTTTTGCCATTCACCAGGTGTTACTTCATAGTAATTGTAGAAGGTTCCGTCTCTAAACACAACTGTGATAACTTGACGATCTCTATCATATCCAGCGGCAACTGTCCGTGGCCGTGATGGGTTAGATGTACTAGTTGGAACAACTGTTATGGGAGCAGGAGCGTCGGACTCTCCAAATTGGGGTCCCTTCTCACCTGGGACAATTAACTCACCAGTATCATCATCTACATCATACGACTGACGATATACGGATCTATCAACAAAATTTCCATCTTTGTCTACGTAGTAGACGTCACTGTCAATATTGGGGGCTAGTGCCTCTCCTGCTAAGTTTGCTACTTTTTTTGTGCCAGTGTAATAACGCATCGTGTCATTTGCTTTAGTTAAAGAAATAAACTCACTAAACTCACCAACAGAACTTGCAGTTGGAAGACCAGCAAATATGCCAGCACCAGATCCAGTTATTTTTGAAATTCCTGCGGTTTGTTTAGAGCCTAAACCGTAAAACGCTCCAAGTAATTCTTGAGCAGAAGGAAGAGCAGCCCGTCTATTACGACGAGCCGCTCCGCCACCTGCAATACGTGCCATTTGTCTATTTAGACTCCGATTAAGATGCTGCTGCGAATGGTGTAATTGTTACTGCTGCACCTGCTGAGATGTTGTTTGCTCCTGCTGCAACTGATTGAGTCTTGATTGTTCCAGCAACACCAGAAACAACACCAGCAAGACTTGTTAGAGCCTGAACTGTTGTGGCTGTTCCAGTTACAGTGAACACGTTTGCGTTTGTAACAGCAAGAACTGTCCAAACTCCGTTTACGCCATCTCCACCAGAAACATCAGAGACTGTTACCTTGTTACCTGCAACAAAGCCGTGGCTTGCACAAGTAATTGAGATAACCGCTGAACCTGCTGTACGGGCTGCTGCTGTAATAGTCTTGCCTACGTTCGATGCTGCTGTTGCAGTTGTAGGAACGAGTGATGCGTCCTTCATTGCGTCAGTTGCAAGGGCTGTTGTAAGTCCAAGTACGTTAGGAACAAGTACGTAGTCAGTTGGTCCTAATACATCTTCTCCTGCTGTGTTTGGTGCATACTGTGGAAAACCATTCCATCCTGAAAGAGCGATGATGTGGTTATCTAGCGCTGGGTCTAAGCGACCTGTTGCTGTATCTGGACGAGCATCGTTTGGTTGTATAGGAAAATTTCCCCACACAAAGTCAATTGCGACTTCACCTGCGGTATCTAGAAGATTACCGTTGTTATTAATAGCCATTTATTTCCTCACAATCATGATTGTCTAGTTCAGTCTCAAGAAGTACTTCTTCGCAAGCCCTGCATTTGAAGAAGCGTGTATTGTCTAGTGCTTCGTGTAAGGAATCCGAATGTTGTGGGTCCACTTCCATCTGAGGTTGGGCTAGAACTTCAGGCGGGAACGGTCCTCTAGGACTGTGCGAGTGTAATGGTACGGCATGACCCTGCACTGCGAACTTGCGAATTAACTTCAATTTATTGTTCCGACTTTTTGGCTGCTGCCTTCTTTTTTGGTGCTTCAACAGGTTTTGGTGCTAATGCTTTTAAAGCAGATGCTTGATCATCTTTATATTGTTGGGTAATAGTAAGTAATCCTGCTTTCCTACGATCATTTAGAAAGGATGGCAAACATCTTCCACAATAAAGGATAGATTCTTGTTTTGTAAGTTTGTATTCAAACATTGCGTTTTTATCGCAATTAACACACTTCATTAGCAATCCCACGCTCTTAGGGATTTATTAATACGACTATTTGGATCACGAGCAGTTTTTGAAGATGTGTTTTTCTGTTTCATGCCTTCCATCCTTGCACAAAAAGACTTACGACGTGCTGCAGACTTCTTTGATTTTGCTGCTTGTTCTTTCTTAACTGGTGGCTTTAAGTTTGAACCAGGATTAGCCTTCTCGTATGATTTGCGGCCCTTTTCATTAAGACCACCCTTTGCATTTTTTCCTTCTTTACGTGTCCACGCTGCTGTCTTTGCCATTACCACTCCAATCCATGAGAAAACTGTTTTCCATTAACGTTAATAGGTGCTCCACCAGTCATTGGTCCTGGACGTGATGGGTCTGAAAATATATTGGATAATTGTTCTTTTGTCTGGGGGTCTATCTCTGGATGATCTGAAAGTTTTTGAGCACGAGTCCAAAACTCAGGAGGGTACATTCCAAAATTACGAAGAATTTGACCATGAGTTTTTATTACAGGGTTTTTAGAAACCTTCATAGCAAAGTCTAAGATTTTTTTATCAACAGTTGTAAGAGGGTTCTGACTTGCTGATACTCCAGAGTTAAAATCGTTATAGGACTGATGGCCCTTATCAATTGCGCCAGCCATTAAGGAACTTTCTTTCCGCCCCTGTTCTTCTTCACAGGAACTCTTCCTGGGTTTTGAGGTGTTGACATCTTAGGGGTATAACTTGCTGAGATATCTCCATGCTTTAAAGAAACTTGGGCTCCTGGCTGTGCAAACCCTTGAATAGTATTTGCAAAATGAATTGCTCTTTCGTGTTTTCCTCGTTCTGACTTTTCAGTTAATCTAGCCTGTTGTGAGACTTGACGTGTTGTAGCCTCATGTTGAGCGGCATGCATTGCTAGTGTTGTTTGAGTTAGAGTATGTTGATCAGAGTCACGTTGAGAACGTGCACCTTTTGCATACATCCTTCCAATATAGGAACCAGCAATAGCAAAAGGATTAGGACCACCTGAATACTGTTGCATGCTCATAGGTATATCATCCCTTAAATCTTTTGTTCAGACTTGTTAACTGCTAGGTGTTCTTCAATACTGATTAGGCGCTCTCCCATTTCAACGAAGGCCTCCATAAGGACTCCCTGGTTGTCGTACAGTTTATTTACTACATCTTTTGTTGATTTTCCGCCATTACTGGAAAGTTCTCCATCTAGGCGATTTAATCTCTCCATAACTCCTGGAATACGATCTCGGCCTGGAGACTCCTCTTCTCCAGACCAATCTCGTTTAAAATCCTCAAACCAATTTATGAAGTTATCAAACCTATTTTTGTACGGTTGTAGTAATTGCCGAATTCCTAGAAGGGCTGCGGTTATCACTCCTATCGTTGCAAAGATAGTGATCATCATATTATTGGTCATCCGACTTATTTACCTTTCTTGAAGTTACTTCTTAACGCCTAATCCATAGGACTTATCCTTTGGATTTAACGCCTTGGCTAATGGGCCAAGAAGACCTGCAAGAAAAGCATTTGCTAAAGTCTTTGGGTCTGTAATACCGCTCATGTACAAAGCGGCAACTGCTGCCGCTGCTGCACGTAGGTACGTGGCTGCTGCGGCTTCTAGTGCTTTCTTATCCATACTTCTCCTTACAAAGTGCCCAACCTCAGAACAAATGGTCCCTTAGTCTTCTCGATTACGCAGGGGATACGTGACTGTCCATGCAATTAAAGTTCCTAAAATTGCGTAACCAACAACGGTTTTTGCACTTCCATCAAGAACTACCCAAGCAATAAACATTCCAAGGAGTGTCCACAGTTGGTCAACCATGTCTTTTAATATTTTTAAGATTTTCTTCTCCTAACGCCTTTACTGTCTCCTGATGGACCTCCGCCACCAGAACTTCCGCCTCCAGTTGAACTTCCTCCAGTAGAACCTGTTGCAACTCCAGCCGCTACAGTTGCGGCATTAATTGCAGCACCAGCAGCAATGACAGTTGCAACAACCATCTTTGTTGCCTCTTCTCGTTCTTCTGGTGACATATCAGCACCGATATTTGCTAACGCTGCTAATACTTCGCACTTTTGTTCTTCAGTTAATTCTTCAGTAACATCTGACGGAGTAATGCAACTAAAAATTCCACTAATAAGTTCTGCTGGACTTTCTAAGAGTTGTAAAGCGGACGCTACTTCTGCAGTAATTATAACTTGATTACCGTTTTCATCTTGACGAACTTCTACAGGAGTTTCTGCTGGTAAGTCACTGTACTCAAGTCCTGCTTCTGCTATTGCTTCAGCAGTAACGGCTTCACCATCTGCCGACGTAATTAAAGCCTCTGCAACTAATTCTCGTTCTTCTTGAGTAAACTCCCCATCTTCAGATAGTGTTTCAGCAAGGTTATTTACTTCTTCTAAAGTAATCTCACCATCTGCATCTAATGCTTCTAAAATTTCTTCTGCATCAGACTCTGATAATTCGCCATCACTAGCCAAATCATCTACTATAGACTCTTGGTCTTCTAAGGAGGATTCAGATGAATCATCAGGAGTTAATTCAGGCTCTGGAGCAGGCTCAAGAACGTCTTCTGAATCTTGCTCAGGCTCAGTCTCAGGTTCTGGGTCTGATGGTTGCTCTTCTTCAACAGGAACGTCAGGATCGGTTTCAACAGGCGGTTCAACAGGTTCAGGTTGAGAATCAGGAACTTCTACAAAGACTGGCTCTGGTTGAGGCTGAGGAGAAGGTTGAGGTTCTGGAACCACCTCAAATTCGGGAAGCAGACTGATTGCAGCAGTTAACTCCGCTGCTTTAATATTTAAATTTGATTCAAGAGTTGTTTTGGTTGCTATTGCGGCATTTATAGTGTTAGTTAATGATGTTGTATTAATACTGTTTATATTAGATGTATTAAGTGTGTTTTGAGCAACAACTGGACTAAGACTTTGGTTTAATTGAAAAATAGTTGCATTTGCTGCATCTACTGCTGCTTGTATTCCTGCTATGTTGTTATTAACAATAGGAGTAAATTCTGGTCCTTGACTTATTTGCCCAGCAAAACTAGCGCCAACATTAGTGTCTGTAATTTCTGTAATTGCTCCACCAGTAGTTTCTCTGTAGTTAAATCTAGCCCCATTAGGAATTGGTCCAACTGCTGATACTGTTGCATTCCATGCTCCATTTACTGGGTTTACATCAGCATTAAATCTAACTTGAACCATTTGGGTAGAAGCGTCTTGTTGTGGAAAGGGTCTTAAATCCCATGCAATGTCTAACGTAGATTCTGTTGTTGCATATGTAATTCCAGTTCCTGTACTCCAAGTAGTCCAATCCCAACCAGCAATAGATACCGAAGGTGCTCCTGGAGTATCCCAAAAAACATGCCCCTCATTATTTCCAAATGTAATAGTTGCATTTGATCCTACATAAACATTGTCATATAAAACTCCACCCATTAATAAATCAAAAGGAAGATTCATCAGTACACCAGCATCATCTACACCAGCCAAAACATTAGTGCTTGTACCAATGGTTGCTTGTAAGTTATTCACAGCAGTTTGAGCCGCATCAATAGCAAGATTGGCTTGAGTTAACTCTGTTTGAGCAGTTGATTGCGCTGTAACTGCTTCTGTTTTAGCAGTGGAAACTTGAGAAACTTCGGTTTGAGCCTGAGATATTTCGGTTGTTAAAGTTGTTACAGCAGTAGTTGCATTTATTACAGATGTTTTAGCATCAACAATTACTTCAGAACTTTGAGTTAATTCTGTTGTTTCTGGATCAATAGCAAGCACTGTAGTTGTTACAGATTCAACAACTGATACTTTGTCTTGCACTTCTGTAATTGCTGATGCAATATCTGAAACTGCAGCCTGTGCTTGAGTTAACTCTGTCTGTGCCTGAGAGACTTCTACAGCAGCATTGGCTGTGGCATCGATAGCCTGTTGTACTTCGGTCGTTGCAGTTGATAAGGCTGTATTTACCGCTTGTTGTGCAGGACTAACTATTACTTGTTCTTGATTTTCATTTGCATAGACATCTTGAGACATGCCAAATACAAGAAAGAGAGTAACAACTCCCCCACATAGAATAAGTCTTCCAGTATTACGTACTACAGATAGTGCTGCGAATGGACGCAGTTTTGTCAATTATTCCCCTCGGAATGTTAAAGCCCAACTATATTATAGCGGCTTCCAATTTCTATTTATGATTAACTTACTTGCATTGTTTTGAGAGTTAACAGACTCTCCTTGTACACCTTTTCCAGGTGATGCCCAAGTAACAACACTTGGATTTGCTTTTGATTTATAACCTAGATTTGTATTAAATAAGAATTCTTGTTTTCTAGTTTTACGATTTGGATTTATAGTTAATGGTTTACGGTTTAATTGAGCCATTAATCTAACCCTCCAACAAATCCTGCTGCAGTTCCGCCATTTCCTAATCCATTTATAATAGATGCTGACTTTCCACTTTTATTTTGGGCTTGTTTTCTACGTGGAATAGTATTTTCACGAGGATCTGTACCCGAACTCATTGCACCAGTCATGTAAGGATAGTTAACAAAATTAAATCCTGCTCCTGAATAACCTGATTCACGTTTGCGGCCAAATCTACGACGCTGTCTTTCTTCTGCATTTTCTGCACTATTGAATTGGGAGGATAAATTACTTGCCATTTGACTCACTCCATATCTTCCATATGTACCACCTGGTCCACCAAATATACCTTTACCAGTTCGGTAAAAATCACTGCCTGCCATAGTTAAACACTCCATTAGGATCAAATACTTGAAGTGAGTTTAAAACTAATTTGTTACCTGTCTTTCGTGCATGGTGTCCACAAAAGTATAATTCGCCATTTGCTAGTGTCGCTCTAACCATTGCTTGGGCGCCACATTTGTCACAGCGCTCTGTAACTGCAATAGGTCTTTGAGTATCTAAAGCGATTGACATAGGTTAATTTTGCCTTCTTTATCAGTTACTGTATGCTCATACCATAAGGAGTCATTATGCCAGTATACCAGTACACCTGCGTAAGTTGTGATATCGATTATGAAAGAGAGCGTAGCATCAATGATCCAGAAACAAAGTATTTCTGTGAAGAATGTGGCTACGCTCTAATTAGAGTGTACTCTCCTGTTACAGCCGTCTTTAAAGGCGGCGGTTTTTACAAGACAGATAATCGTTAGTTGTAGTTAGGGTCATCTAAATCTGCTGCAGGAATTTCTTCCGCAACTGTTTTAACTTCAGCAACACTAGGGGTAACTTCAGTAACAATATCATTTACAGGAGTAGCCACTGCATTAGAGTTACTACTACCGATAAGAAGACCAGCCAGTGTTCCTGTAATAAATGTTGCTACACTGCCTAACACATTAAAGAACATCTTATCATTTTCAGATTGTCCATTAATTGGTTGTGTAACAAATATAAGGGCATACATAATTCCAACAGCGGTTATAAACAAGATTGAACCTAGTGTAATTCCTAATATAAATTTTAATCTTGCATCTAAATCTTGAGGTGTTAATTTCTCTTTAGCC